GGTGAAGTGGAAGCACTGGTCCCACTTTGATGTGGGTGTTCCGTTCTGCTTCCAGATGCCGGCGGTGCGGAACTGCTGCCCGACGGTGTGCGCGTTGAGGTCGAGGTGGTAGCGCTGGCGAAGGATCGCGCATGCCTCGTCAAGCGTCCAGGTGAAGTTGGCGGGCTCCTCGCCGCGGCCGTGGAGTCGCAGGAAATGGCGTTCGATGACGTCGGCGACTTCCTTCTGGTAGGCGACGAGTCTGGGCCGGATCTCCTTCGCCACGCGTGCCGCCGGGATGGTGGCAAGCGCCATGAGGAAAGTGCGTAGGTCTGCGATGACCATCTCTCGGGTCTTCCCGTCGTCGGCAACCACTGCTGTTACGGCAGTGGTTGACCACTCCTGAGACCTGACTTTGGCGATCTGACGGTCCGCCTCGAGACCGATTGCGGCAAAGGCCGGGCGCAGCACGACCCACGGCTTGCCGTTGACGTCGACCGCGAGAACCTCGCCGCCCTTGAATGGAATATGAACGATTTCGGACATGGGGGAATGCCCCTTTTCTGGGAGAGCTGGGAGAGTTGACCGGCCCGCGGCAACGCACTCTCCCAAGACGTCGCGCGGGCCGGAGTACGTGAAAGCCCTGGGCCGGTTGGGCTCCAGGGCTTAGGGATGGGTGGCGCTACACGCCTTTGTTTGCGACGTCGGCGATTCGGTCGGCTGCTTTCCGCATTTCCTTGAGTGCTTGGGGCACGGCTTTCTCTGCCGGTTCGCCAACGAACCTGGGTTTGATGGTCTGCCACGCTTTGGGGCTGTTGACCCATCGACCCCAAAACGGGTGTTTTATCCGGCCGCGTTCGAGCTGGTCAACTTGCCTGTCGTTTCCGCGCCTGCCGAACGCGCGCACGACCATGACCACCTTGCGGGGATCGCGGCCTTTGAGTTCGGTCTTGATAACCAGCGACCGCTTGAAGACCGCTTCGTAGCCTCTGGGCATATAGGTGTCGGTGGATGCCCGGATCTTCTTCTCGATGACCGATGCCGCCGCGAGAAGTCCACGGTCCGTCTCCGCTGGGACGCTTTTCGCGGCTCGTCTCAGTCGTGCGGCGAGCTTGTCCAAGTCGTGGCGGACCTCGATGCGGGCCACGAGCTACGGGGTCGTATCGCGGGTGACGTCCCCGTCAACCTGCCAGTTGACTGACTTAGTAGCTAGAGCACCGACACTGCCACCGATGTTGTACTCGTTGACCAGGCTGTTGAATTGCAGCTCCGGGTTCGTCGCCGAGATGGTGTCGTTGTCGGCGCGCCAGGCGATCGGGACGGCGACGCGGCCCTTGAACGCGTTGTACAGCGTCACGTCCACATCGGAGGCTGCGAGGTCGTCGTTGAACTCCAGGCTCAGCGACCAGTTGAGCAGCCCGACCAGGAACGTGCGGGCGGTCTGGCCCATCGCGGTCTTGTCGAGCGTGTCGCCCGAGCCGTTGAGCTGGCTCGAGCGCAGGTGATCGGAAAGGTCCACCGAGTTCACGGTGAGGTAGGCGTCCATGTAGGCGAATTCGGCCACGGTGGCTCCCTAGAAATGACGAAAGCCACCTCGGCGGGTGGCGTGGAAGTGGTGACGGGGAAGGCTTGCGGCTACTCGATCGCGGCGATGCAGGCGATCGTCCAGGTGCCGGTGATACTTGTGACGCGAAGCCGGTACCAGTCGTCATTGATCGCACCGGCGACCGGTGTGGCCCAGGTTCCGCCCGCAGCGGTCAGCGGACCGAACGTGACCTGGGTGGTCGCGGAAGGGAAGTTGGACGCGTTGTCCGACTCGAGCACGGCGGTGATCGAAGTTCCGGCAGTGCCGAGCAGGAAGAACCCGGCGAACAGATGCTGCGTCGATGACGTCGCGCCCAGCTGGACAGCAGTGCCCTTTGCGCCGGTCGTGGACACGGAGGTGGCCTTGACCAGCAGCCTGCCGCGTACGCCGCCGTACTTGTCGGTCGACTGGACCTGAACGGAGTCTTTTGCCAACTCGCCCACCTGGCCGGCGTGCTGCTGGAGTTGGGGTTTGACGATCTGCATGACGCAGCAGGGCTGGCCCTCGGTCTCGACGTTGCCCGCCGCGAAAGCCTTCGTGGACCGGGCTTGGAACCCGGCCATCAGGATGGCGTCCTTGGTGTCCATGTCGGTGAACCCGCCGACGGTGGCCTGGGTGGTGATCAGGCCCATCTTGAACCGTCTCGCGCCGCCGTTGTTGCGCATCGTCGTCTTGTCCAGCGGATCACCGGAGCCGGTCATGGACCAGTCGGTCATCTGGTCGGACAGGTCCAGCGCACCCAGGTAGGCGAACGCGGAGGTGACGGCATATTCGGCCATCAGCTCGCCTTAGTGGCCTTGGGCTTCTCGGCCGCGGGAGCGTCGAGCGGCGCGGCCTTGACGAGCTTGGCCCGCTCCAGCAGGACGATGACGGTCTCCTCCGGGTCGAGCATCACGTACTCGCCCTTGACCTTCGACTCCCGCTCGATCGCGTCGCGGATCTTCGAGTCGCCGGTGACCAGGAACCGCTGGCAGCGTTCGGCCTTCTCGGCCTTCTGCCGGGCGTACTCCTCATCGGAGACCGGGATGACTTTGGGTACACGGGGCATCGGATGCTCCTCCTAGACGGGCTTGGTGTGCACGACGAGGCGCAGTTCGGCGCCCGCGTAGGTGATGGGGCCAACGGCGTGCTGGCCGTTGTAGTCGGACATACCCGACACGTGGGCGTCAGTGTTGGCCAGGCCCAGCGTCTTGTTGTTGAAGATGGCCGTGCGGATCGACCTCTCACCGCCGCCATCGACGTACTCGTCGAGCTTGTCCTGCGATGCGACCTCGTCGGCGCGGGATGTCAGCACGATCAGGGTGTAGGTCCAGGTGTCCAGGCCCTTGCGCATGGCCACTTCGAAGTCCGCCTCGACCGGCCTGACGACCACCGCCGGCACGTTGGCGACGCCGGACATCCTGGCATGCACTGTCAGCCCGGGTATGGCGGCCTCGAGCGTGGCCTTGATGGCATTGCGGACTTCGGTGATCGATGCCATGTCACATCACCAGCACTGCATCGCGGCGGTACGGGGCGAGCATCGCCATTGCCATCGGGTTGGCCTTGACTCGAGCCACGCCCCATTCGCCGAGGTTGGCCACGCCGAAGGGCGCGTCCTTGAGTTTGAAAGTCTCCTCAGCCACGACCAGGCATGCCTCTTTGATGGCGTGCGGGACTGCTGTCCAGCCCCACTGCGCGGTCACCTGGAGCGGCGCCCGGCGCAAAGTCATCGGGAAGGCATTGGAGCCTACAGCCCTGATGAGCCAATACGGCCAGCCGGTTTCGCCGTCCACGATGCCGTTCAACGGCTCGAGTTGCCGGTCCGAGGTGGCCCAAGTGGTGGCGTACGTTCCGTCATCGCTGGTGTCCGTAGCTATCACCAAACCGGTGGTGGTGTGGAAATCGTCCACGATCGCAACGTTCTTCGAGAGCACGCACGTCCCGACCGACTGTGTTCCATAGGCTCGCGCGGTTGCGGATGTGGCCTTGTTGAACTGCCTGTGGCAGAACTTTTCAATTCCCCGGGATACGACCAGCAAGGCGCTTGTCATCGCGGCGTCGTCGCCGCTGTTGTTTGTTCCGCCCAGTCGGCTTTGCAGGTCGACCAGATCGGCGTACGGGTCGCCCAGATCACCCACGGGTCCTCCTCATGGCGTGATCCGGATGACGCCGGAGTATTTGGCGGGTATCTCGGGTGAGCCGGTGATTTTGACCCACACGTACCAGGTGCCGGCGGCAAGGGTGATGGTTCCCGATGGTCCGACAAGGCATTTGGCCGTGTACTGGTCGGGGTCGGCGGTCGAGTTTGTTTCCCACGACGCGGTTTTCCAGTCGCCGGATTCCGGTGATGCTTGCTCGGGTGGCTCGTCGAGGAACGCCATCTGCACGGTGTTGGCGGTCGGGTCGACCACTGCACCGCTGCTGCGCGCGCTGACCGGCACGAGGACCTGTTCGAGGGATGCGGCGGAGAAGGTGTGTGGCACGCTCACTCCCCTCTCGGTGTTCCGATGTGCCAGCGGCCGTCTGGCCGTCCGGTGTGCCATCTGCCATGGGGACGTCCGACGGTGATGTTCATGGGCTCCGCGGGTACGGCCGGTGCGTCCGAGACCGATCCGGAGGCGGTGACGGACCCGCCGAGTAGCCGGGAGACGAGCTTGGTGAGCGTGCCGACCGCGGTCACCGCACCGGTGAGAGTCCTGGTGATGGCGCGGCCGACGATCGAGCCCGCCGCGGTGACGGATCCGCTGAGCGCCTTGCCCGTTGCGCGGGAGATGGCGCCGGAGGGTGTGCTGGATCCGGTGAGGCTGCGGTTGGTGGTTTTTGACGCCGATCCGGTTGCGGTGCTTGATCCGGACAGTGTCCGCGAGGTGGATCTGGTCAGGCTGCCTGTCGCGGTGACGCTTCCGGCCAGCGACTTCGTGAACTCGGTGCCCGCGGTTTCCACTTGGACATCGGCGAAGAACCAGGCCAGATAGTCGGTGCCCGGCATGACGTTCGTGCCGCCGCCGTTGTTGAAGCTGCCTGTGTCCGACGAGACGACACCGGTTCCGGTGGGGAAAGTTTCCGAGCCGTTGTCGGTGTAGACGCCGTCGCCGCCCTGGAAAGCGACACAGACGCGGTAGACCTCTGCGCTGTCGAGTGCTACGTCACCGGGCGTGGAGAACAGGGAGCTGTCGAAGTCGTACCAGGCGCCCGATGTGGGTGTCCCGTGACCTGCCGCACGCAGGTCGGACTCGGCGATTTTGGTGGCATCGCCGACGCGCCAGATCTGCCACAGGAACGTCGTCGGACGGCCAGCGGCGGGGATCCACGCGCGCCCGCCGACACATGAGGCGTCTTCGGAGACGGTGAACTTCATGCCCCAGGCGTGAGACCCGCCGTCGAAGTCGTTGCCGGTGACCGGCGTCGGCGTGGCGAAGATCGAGTCAGCCACGGCCGGTGACCGTCACGAGCCCGCGGGGAAGGTGGCGTCGTAGGTGAAGGCGATCGAGTCACCCGATATGACGTTTATTGCCGAGAAGACGCTTCGGTCCCACAGTGTTCCACCGGCGGTGCTGGCCTGCGAGAAGACGCCGTGTTCCGTGATGGCGCCCGACCCGTCGAAGGAAACGGTGCCAACAGTCCGGTAGATGTTGGCCGACGCGCCCTCGGTGGTGGAGCCGGTGGCCCGCGTGGAGTCCGGGTTGATGATGGTGGTGGATTCCGTCTGCAACGCGGTGTCCGACGACGCCTCCGCGTTGGTTCCCGTGCCGACGCCGTGGTACTTCAGGATTTCCAGCTCGACGCTGTTCTGGAACGCATCGACGAGGAAGTTGACGCCCGCGGTCGTCACGACGCGCATGGACGCCAGCCCGTAGTCGATGACATCGCCGTCCGCGCGGATATGGGTGATGTACAGCGAGCCGTAAACGGTTGCCAGGTTGAGGCTTCGCGCCGTGAGCACCCTGCGGACGCCCCGCCACAGGTTGGGCCAGTTGCGTGCCCGCCAGTGGTTGACCCGCTTGTCCAAGCCTTTGGCGGGCAGGCCGTGGCGCAGGATTTCGCGCACGGACAGCTCTTTGGCCGGCCACGACGCGGGCAGGATACGTAGCGGCACCCCGCCTCGGACGAGTTGGGCGTTCAGGCTGCCGCTGGGCGCGATGGAGCCACCGATCATGCCGACCTCCAGGTTCAGGCGCACAGCGCCGCGCCGACCGAATAGGTGGCGCTGTCAGAGTTGCCATGGACGGCTTTGATCCGGATGACCGGCGGGAGCACGTCGTTGGCGACGACGTTGGCCGATGCGGTCAGTCCGGGCCCGACTTTGAGCACCGTGGTGCCGGTGCCGGTGATGGCGGCGCTGACCAGGATGTTGTAGGTCTTGCCGGAGACCCTGTCCACGCCCATGATCGTGAAGACGACCGAGGGCGAAGAGGTCACAGCAGTGCAGTCGATGGTCAGGTGCAGGCCGCGATACCCGGCCACACCCAACTCGATGGTGTCGGGGTCGGCGGTGCGGGCGGCCGAGGCGTAAACCTCGAACCGGCCCGCGTCGCTGGACACTCTGCTGATCGTGTTGGCCACGGCTACTTGTCCTCAGCCTTGTCTGCGGCTTTATTGGTGGCCTTTTTGGCTGCCTTGTTGGCCACCTGCGGAGCCTTTTTCTCGGCGGCAGTGTCCGCCTGTGGCTCGACTTCCGGCTCAGGCTCGGGTGTCGGCTCCGGCTCTTCGGCCACGGCGGCCTCCGGTTCGGGTTCTTCGGCCAAGGCGCCGTAGCGGATCGCGTCGGCCTTGGGTACCTGGGTTCCCGGTGATGCCCACAGCCACCGGCCGTCGGGGTGGCCTTCGCTGACGACCCGGGTCTTGTCTTCGGTGAGGTACCAGTGTTCGGCGACGGTGACCATCTCTTGCGCCTGCCCGGCACCGCCGCGGGTCAGTTCCCAGCTCATGGCCATCAGCGGTACGCCCATGTCGCGAAGCGCTTGACGTCCATGCTCTTGACTGCGGCGGAGGTGGACTCCAGGCACAGGACCGGGGAGCATTCCTCGTCGGCGTCCAGGGCTGCGGCCAAATTGAACACCTGCGCCTTGTTGATGAACGCGGTCATGCCGCCGGTGGCGTCGATCTCGACCCTCAGCCGCTGGAACGTGCCAGCAGCGGAAACGTCGACGCCGGTGTCGCGGCTGCCGGTGTTGACTGTTTGGGATGCCGCCGCGTCACTCTTGTTGTGCACGGCGTAGTAGCGGGATGTGGCGGTGTAGCCGACGTCGAAGTGCAGCCCGGCCAGGTCGTCCTGGACCAGGGTCGCGGTGACCGTGGAGCCGGTGACCGGAGGGTCGAACGCGTCCGCTGCCAAACCGACGAAGCCGCAGAACATGGCCCGCAAGGTGATCGCCGAGACGTGGGTGACTTCGCAGTCGACGACGAGCAGCTGGTGCTGGTCGGGTTGCATGACGCCGGCTTCCATGCCGATGGCCAGGGTGTGGCCGTCCTCGTCGGTGGTGGTCATCCGGCCCAGGTTGCCGCCTTCTCCGGCGGTTTGGACGACAAGACCGGCGTCGGTTTCGTCGATGCCCTGGCCGAAGATCCGCAATCCTGAACCGGCGACGATGACCTCGGCGGTGGTGGCGGCCAGCGCGACGCCGACCTGGTCGCGGAAGTCTGTCCAGACGCCGAACAGGGCGCGCTGGTCGAAGCTGGCGGGAGTCCAGTACGGACTGGTGCGGGTGCCTTCGTTGACGTACTGGACAGCATTGGTGGTGTCCCACAGGACCGCTCCGGCCTCGGCCTCGTTGACCAAAGTACCGGACGTACCCGAGGACGGCGCCCCGGCGAACTGCCACGGGCGAAGGCGGGAACCGGTGATACGGCTGGAGTTCGGCATGTCTTTTCGCTTTCCGGCGTGCGTTTATGACCACGCGATTGCGGGATCGGCTGCCACACCTGGCTATGGGTGCGGCCCAGCCACTGAACCGGCTGGGCCGCTTGGACTTGCGGAAGGTCAGTCGCCGAGAACGACGTAGTACAGCAGAACGTCCACGACGCCTGCGGTGAGAGCGCCGGTGCCGATGGTGGCGGTGATGGACCTGGCGGCCGTGGTCTTCTTCGCGGTGGCGCCAGTCGCCACGGGCACGATCGACTTGAGTCCGGTCGTCGACCACGGCGCACCCGAAACCGCTGCTGCGGCGACGATGTCGTCGGCCGCCTCGACGTGGATGGCCAGGGTGCCGGATGCGCTGGAGGTGCAGGCGATGTCGACCTCGACGAAGCCGTGGGTGATGTAGGCACCGGCGGGGATCACGCCAGTGGAGCTGATGACGATGGCGCCGACCGCGCCGCCGTCGACCGAGAAGTCGTAGCGGGCGCGGACGGACTTGACCGCAGGGTTGGGGTATCCACCTGTGTAAGGCATGAGTCTCTACTCCTTAGAAATCGACTTTTGTGGATCTAGAGACCCGTACAAACCCCAAAAGCCTTGGGGCGGTAGAAAATCGCGGCGAGCCGGATATCAACCCGAACAGCCAAAACGCCCTCAGTGAAGAAGGTCCCGTGCGAATTGGAGATCTGCATGTCGATACCGCGCCGGGTCGAAACCTCGGCATGGTTGGTGAAGTCGCCCAGCGCCGCCTTGGTGGACGTGACCGCTGTGGTCTCGATGACCGGGATGCCCCAGATGGTGGCCGGGCCGACCATGCTCGGGTGGCCCCAGATGTAGAGGCCGTCGGCGGTACGCAGCAGGCGCACGCCCTCCCACTTGACCGGCTGGATCAGCACGTGGCTCGGCTCGGCGAAACCGTCGTCGCGGACCTTGCGCATGCACTTGTAGATCGCGTCCGGGACCGGGTCAGAACCCAGCGCCTGCGTCTGGATACCGGAGACGTTCTCCAGGCCGCGCAGGTTCGGCGAGGTGCCGTTGCCCTGCAACAGTTGCAGGTCGACCCGCTGCCTCAACATAAAGGGCAAGCGGTTCTCGACGTAGGCACGCGCGCGGGACTCGTCGGCGAAGGTCTCCTCCGTGATCGGCAGGAAGGCGGCGATCTTGCGGACCTCGCTGGATTTTTCCTCCACCTTGAGCTGCATCTCCGGGTAGGCGCCCGCCTCCGCGACCTCGGCCGCGTTGTTCACGAACACCGTCTCCTCCATGTAGAGGACGGTGCTCATGGTGGTGGTCGTCTGCGGGAAGATGTCGATGATCCGGGGCGCCGGACGGGTCGCGTACTCCGCGAGCCGTCCGGTGCGCAGGTCCTCCGGGTCCCAGCCGTTGCTGGTCGAGAACAGGGTCTTGACCTCGACGTCGATGCGCGACTGCGGGCCGATGCCCATGCCCGGCTTGTAGCTCTTGATGGCGTCGGACTTGAGGACCTGGTCCCCGAAACGCTGGCGGCCCTTGGTCTGCGGCCCGTCGGTGTCCTCGCTCGGCGCGCCGGCCTCGCGGGCGGCGCCGTGCTCCTTGGCCTCCCAGGCGGCCTTGGCCACCACGAGGTGCTCGTCGACCTTCTTCTTCAGGTCGTCGATCTCGGCGTTCCACGCCTTGATCTGGTCGACCTTGGCCTTGGAGTCGCCCTCAAGCGACTTCACCTGGCCCATGTCGTAGTTGTCGCCGGCCTCACGAAGGACGGAGGCGAGCTGGTCGCGCTTGGCGTCGAGCTTGCCCTGCGCCTCTTTGAGCGCGGGGAACTCGACGATCCGCGGACGGTCGTCTGTGACAGTCATGGCTTTGTACGGCCCTTTCACTGCATGCTGAAGACCCGGACCGCCGGGATTGGCGCCGGGTAAGGGATCGCGGGTTAGGTCAGATCCCGTTGAGTCGGGCTATCGACGCCGCCACAACCGAGGCGATCTCGTCGTCGTCGGGTTGCGGTGCCTCGGGCTCGACAGGGTTGGACAGCAGGTGCTTGAGCCGGACAAGCTCATCGGAGACCCAGCCGAGCAGGTCCGAGGTGCTTGCCGCCATCGCGCGCCCTTTTGTGCGCCTCATCGCCATGACTTCTGATGCGCGGTCTATCAATGCACCTACCGACGCGAGGACCTCTGCGGCCTCGTCGTGGAACCGGCGGTTTTTACTGTCCCCTGGTCCTGTACGCAGGTCGGGGATGTCTCGGTCGGCATCTTTGAGATGCGCCGCGAGGTGGTCGTAGATGCCTTTGCGTTCGGCCTCGGGCATGTCCTGCCCGTCCGGGCCGTTGAGGGCGGCGATTCCCATCAGCGCTGCGCGCAGGTTCGCGGGCCCGCCGATGCCGTGGTGGTGAGCGAAGCGGTAGGAGCCCTTCAGCTCCGGGTCGCCGTCCGGGTCGACCCACGCGTAGACGGTGCGCAGCTCGCTCGGGCGCGCGTCGTCGGGCAGCGCGTTCTCGGTACGGCCCCGGTCCCAGGCGCGGGAAACCGTTTTCGTCTCATGTGCGGGGATCGCGCCCTTCACTGCGCGGCTCGCTGGTGTCTCGCCGACTGCGGCCCGGTTGCTGCGCATGCTGCGTCCCTTCACTGAGACCGTGCGGGTGCCCGTGCCTGCGCCTTGCAGCACCGGTGACACCTCGAAGACTTTGACACCAGGCGTTCCGTCGGCCATGGGTGTCAAATAGCGCACCTGGCGGCCGGAATGCTGGCCGGACTTGGATCCGCCGGGCAGGATCTCGAACCCGTAAGAATATTGTTGTAGCGCAGGCGGATTGGCCATGTCGAACTTGATCGCCTCGTACCAGGCTTTGGCTTCCGGGATGGCCAGGTTGAATTTGACGTCGCAGTAGGCGCCGTCGGACTCCTCGTAGATCTGGCCCTTGCCGATCGGGACGTGGTTCCAGTCGTGGACCGGGACCATCGTCACGTGCTGCTTGCCGAAGAACCCGGGCACGGTGACGTCGCCGTCCTTGTCCACCTCGTTGTAGGAGGCGATCCGGAACGTTGCCGTGCCCTCGCCGGAGTCGTCGACAGCTTTTATGGCGGGGTTGAACGACTTGAACGCCATGCCGCGTCCCTCCTCGGTTTCGGAGTCCTCGGCTTCTGCGCCTTGGCTGCTTTGGTCGTGTCTTCCTGGGAGGTGCTTGCCTTGTAGGTCTGGGGTGGAGGAAGACTTGGGCTTGTCACCGGAAAGCTCACCGAGTTCTTTGATCAGCCGCTTAACGTCGCTCCCGGCGAATGCCACCTCGTCGTCGCCGAAACCGATGGACCATTCGTCGCCAGCGTCGGGCGGTTTGATGCCGAGCCTGACGCGCCAGCCACCCTCACCGTCATCACTGCCTGCCACCTCGTAGTGCAGGTCGCCCTCCGGCCCGCCTGGCAGGT